CCATTTGTTAATTGTATCTTCTTTGATAACTTTAAGGTGTTTTAACCCGATGTTACCAACAAGACCTGATTCTAATAATGCTCCCATTTTTTTATTTTTTTAATTGAGTTTATTTTATTTTATTTTATTTTATTTTTCCCATTAAATCTTTCATTCTCATGAATTGAGGATTTTCATAGGTTTTGCTTTCTATTAAATTTGATGATGAACCATTTGATGGTGTTTTAGTAATTTTATTATGAACTGATTCATTAACTACTGAGTTATCATTTTGTGGTACTAATTCATCTTTAATATTCTTATAAAGCGATTTAGATTCTTTAATTGATTCAACATTGTCAAATCTTCTAAGAATGTTTATTTTTTCTTGTTTTGTTGTTGAGTGTTCTGTGAACAATCTTGTTGAATAGGCTAAGTTTGAGTTAAAAATCGCAACTTCATTTAATTTATTTCTAAAGAAATCTAAAGCTTTTTTATATTCTTCATTTTTTTCTTTTAATAAATTTAATTCAGATGTTACTGATTCACGTCTAAGATTAGAATACGTTTTTGGTTTAGGTAATCCGTTACGACCATGTGTCCTACCGTTACCTAAAGTTCTTGAAGATTCTTTAAATTCAACTTCTTCTTCTTCTTCAGAATCATAACCCTCACCAAATAGATCGTCTTCTTCTTCTTCAGAATCAAAGTCAAATTCTTCTTCTTCTTCATAACCCTCACCAAATAGATCGTCTTCTTCTTCATAACCCTCACCAAATAGATCGTCTTCTTCTTCTTCAGAATCATCAACCATTAATTCATAGATAGGTTCTTCACCGTTTTGGTTTCCCTTTTCCATATTAAATCCATCATTAACCATTAATTCATAGTTAGTTTCGTCTTCATCTTCTTCTTCAGAATCAAAGTCAAATTCTTCTTCAGAATCAAAGTCAAATTCTTCTTCTTCGAAGTCATCATCATCATTGTCATCATCGTCATCATCAGAAAAATGATTACTTCTCATAGGTCCAAAATCTTCATCTTCATCTTCTTCAGAATCAAATTCGTATTTAAACTTATCTTTTTCATCACCAAGATCATCGTCATCTAAATGTAACTCATACAAAACACTTTCGTTTGTTAAATTTGCCATTTCATTATTATTTAAATCACTTCCCATTTGTATTAAATATTCAGAATCATTATCATTATCAGTTAAATGGAGATATCCATTATCCTTTTTAACAATAATTCCATCTTCATCTCCCATAGCTCTAAATACTTTTAAAACTTCTTCGGGTGATGCTGTTGTCATATCTAATGGGGGGATTTCATGATTATCACTATCTAAATCATGAATATCAGTATCTTCTACGTCATCTTCATCATCTTCTAGATCTTCTTCATCTTCTAGACCTTCTTCATCTTCTAGGTCTTCTTCATCTTCCAAATCTTCTTCTTCTTCGTCTTCTACGGCTGGTAGCTCGTCTTGTTCATATAAAGATTTTTTAGATTTTTTAGAACCAACAATTGATTCTCTAACTAATTCACTGATTTCTTCCTTCATTGTAGAAGCAAGTATTCCTTTTGCGTTTTCACTTATGGCGTTTTCAAGTGACTTCATTTGCAATAAAGCCTCTTCCACTACCGATTTTTTGTTATCCATACTCATTTTAGTTCAATGTGTTATGTGTTTATTTATACATAAATACCTCAATACATTAAAAAATTTAGTTTTTATTAAAAAAATAAATAAAAACGCAAAAAAAAAGGGGAGTATATTTACCCCCCATTCATTTTTTTAATTAAAAAATTATTCAATTACCTCATCAATTCTACTTTCAACTATCGCAGTTATTCTCCAATTTTGGGAATAATTTTCATATACTTTAGTTATTTTAGCTTCAACATCTGTTGGGGAAAACCCCTTAACTAACTTTTCTTCTTTAATTTTTTTTACTTTACCTGTAACCTCATCAATTGTGTCGGTAGTAACTCTTGATATAAAATATTTCTCGTCCATATATTAATTTTTTTATTTATCTAAATAATCGTTTAATCTTTTCATTAAGTCAATAGACTTACCCATACCATTATTTAAATTTTCATCTTTACTTTCATCTATATTTTCTTCGTACTTAGCTCTATCGTCTTTATTTACATATAAATAAGCTCCAGGTGTTGATGGGGATGATACTAAGTCGAAACAAATTAATTCAAAATCATCTTGAACTTCATTTTTTTCTCCAGACTTAACCAAAGAACCAACACCACGAGAAGAAACCCCCATGGTAACCCCCTGCCTCATCATATTAGCCGCAACATCACCTTTTGATGATACAATACCTCTTTCGTGAAAACCTGGTGTAGTTAACAATTTAATCTTACCCATTAATACATTATTTTCCCACCATACTTCAGTTATTAAATGAGATACCCTATCTAAATCAACCAATGAAGATTCTGGATGGTTTAATTCTGAAATAGACATTCCTCTATTTATGATTTCTTTATACTTTTCAGCTTCTCTTTTTAGTATCTTTTCAGGGTAAACTCTTCCATTTCTATTTGGTACTCCGTATTTTTGTAGTGTAGCATAAAAGACAAAAGGTTTAGAATGGTCTAATTGACCGTACGATTCTTTAATTACATGACTATTTCTAATTTCGTTTGGATTAAGTATTCCAGCATCCCATTCAACTAAAATTCCTTTACCTGTATCATTTGGTCCTAATATTTTCATAATGTATTTTACAATAAATATTAGATGGATTCGAATTCTTTAACTTTTGTTATACTTAATATGAAATATTTTGAATTTTTTAAATCATCATGGTATACATACTTTAATATATTTTTAATTTTATCTCTTAATAATAATGATTTAAAGTCTAATGTTTTGTTGTGAACGAATAAAGTTATTTCAAGATTTAAAAAACTTTTTTTATTTTTTTGTATTCCACTTGTCCTTAAATCAAGATCCACTATATGGTGTTTTTCAAACGTAGTGTAATCTAAAACTTCTAAAAGTGTGTATTTTATTTGTCTTTTTATTTCACCAATAATCTTATTCCAATTTTCAAACTCGTCTTTTGGTTCAATCCATGTTTGGATTACAAGGTATATTGATTTTAACATTTTTGAGTCAACAGTACCGTAGTAACATTTTGCATCATCAAAAATATTTAACTTTGATGTTTTTCCTTTTTTCATTAATCATAACTTAATAGTTTATTGTTTAATGAAAATATAGGTAAATAAATAATATATGTCAAAAATTAAAAATCCTTAAAGATTTTTATTTAACATTCTAAGTTTATATAGGTTGTAATGGTCAGATTTAGACTCATTAATTTTTTTAATTGTATCAGAAATAGTCACTTTAAGTTCGGATTCTGTAGATTCGTTAATTGATTTATTTAAGTTTGAAATTACATTTTCTTTTAAAGATTTCATTTCAGTTATTATTTCTGAATCAGTTAAAGATATAATATCTTTTAAATATTTCATGTCCGATTCGTTAATATTAGAAAATTCTCTATTAAGTGAATCATTAGCTATTTTTAACATTGACGATAGTGGTAGGTTAACCGATTCCTTAACGTCTTTATTTTCTTTAGACATCAATATTGTTTTAATATTTTTTTTTGAATTTAAATTAGACTCTAAATCTTTAATTGACTTACTATAAATAATATTATCTAAATCCTTGTAGTTGTTTTTATTTTCTTTAACTATTGAGGATATCCATTCACTAATATTATTAATATATTTTGGATTATTCTCAATTAATATTTGAGAATATTCTATAGACTCGTTAATGTAATCATCAACAATACTACTATCAATACCTTTACTTGCGTAAAGTTCGTCATATATATAATATATTTCAGAAATGTCTTTGTTTTCTAAAATTATACTATTAAAATCTTTAATAAACTTTTTAAAGTTCTTTTTTCCGTATAAATCTACAGAAGCTTTTTCTATTTTTGTTTTAATCGCGCCAAAAGTATTCATATATGTTTTTATTATAAATATTACTTATTCAATAAAGATTTCAATTTATCATCAATTTCTAATAAAGAATTTCTACCTTTTGATAAATCCATAAAATTTGATCCATTAAATAGTGTTTCTTCTAGTAATATATTTAAATCATTTTTATTAAACCCTTCAGGTGTCACTTCACCACCAGGAGGGGGTTCAGGTGGAGGTGATTCAGATCCACCACCCATATCAGGCATTCCACCCATGTCACCACCGGCACCACCAGCATCAGCATCAGCTCCAGCTTCACCTTT